TTATAAAAGAAAAAGCCCTTACAGGCTATTCTGTGGAGGGTCTATTCGCAGAAAAATCAGTTTTCTCAAAAGAAGACAAACAAATAAACCAAATAAAACAATTACTTAAATCAATAAAAGATTATGACAAGTAAAGAAGCGATTAAAAGAATAATGAATGTTCTATCCTTCACCAGTCAAAAGTTTTATGAGTCAAAAACCGAACAAGGTGTGGCTATGAAAATGGAAGATGAGTTAGAGGTAGGAAAAGTTCTTTATGTTGTAACTGACGAAGGTATGATTCCTGCTCCAAGTGGTACTCACAAAATGGAGGACGGCACTGAAATCGAAGTTGATGAAATGGGTTCTGTTTCTAAAATCAAAATGGGTGATTACACCTATGAAACTGAGGATGAAAAATCTGAGGAGAAAAAAGAAAAAGAAGGCATCATCGATGAAGAAATGGCTGAATCCAAAGAAATGGAAATCCAAATGGAAGATGGAGACATCAAACTAAAAGACGGAGGAGTTCTTAGATTAGCAAGCGATTCTATGGAATCTGGCGTGTTAGTGAAAAAAGTTAGTTATGATGGCACTTTATCAGCAATCTCTGATGGGACTTATGAAACAAGTGGAGGTAAGATGTTGAATATTGTTGGAGGTCAAATTCAGGGCGTTCAATCAAAAGCAGCATCAGAAGCCAGAGGTGGTAAGTTCGTAGAGGCAAAAACTGCTGAGGGTGCTATTGTTGATTCCCCAACTTATGATGTTGGAGAACCAATAGAATTAGTAAAAGACGATGGTGAAAAGGTTAAAGCACCAGATGGAGAACACCAAGTGATGTTGAAGGATTCCGAAGGAAAAGAAGTCAAAATCAGAGTTATGGTGAAGGACGGAATGATTGTAGAGAGAGAAAATGTAGAAGAGAAGGCTGATGATTTTTCAGCACTTGCTGAAGCATTCGCTACAACAATCAAGCGTTTGGAAACCAAACTTGATGAGATGGCTAAAAAGAATGAGGTTCTTGAAGCAAAGTTTAGAAAATTCTCCAATGAACCTGCTGGTTCAAGAGTATTAAAAAATCAACCAATAAACAACGATTCTATTCCCTCAACTTATAGTAAGGTAGAAGGATTTAGAAAGTTACGAGAGAGTATTTCTCGATAATTAAATAAAAATAAAATAAAAAATAAGATGAAAAAAAATCTTTCAAAATTGAATTTCAGTTATGATTTGGGTGGTCTATCAACCTATGTAGATCAGTTAAATGCTGACATCATTTCAGAAGCGGTATTGTCCCCTGTAACAATGGATTATGTGAATGTCCAAGTTGGTATCAAAGGAACAATGAATGTCAATTTGCTTTCTGAAACTCTTTCTGTTCAAACAGGAACAACTTGCGGATGGAACAACGCAGGAACAGTTGAATTTACAACTGCTCCAATCACAGTTCAATCATTAAAAGTAAATCAATCACTTTGTCTTCAAGAACTTAACACACTTTGGTTAGGGCAATACTTGAACGCTGGTTCTTACAACGAGCAGGCTCCATTCGAACAGGCTATAATCGACTTGCAAACGCGTCAAATCAAGCGTTTCAACGAAGACCTATTGTGGAACGCAAGTTCAGGAACTTCAACATTCTCTGGTTTTAGACAACTTTTGTCAGGAACTACTGGTGTTGTTAAATTAACAGGTCAAACTGCTTTATGTTCTGTAACTGGAACCTCTGCTGTTGAGAAGGCTAACAATGTGTTGGCTCAAGTGGATAACTTGATTAACGCTATGGATAGAAACATCTATTCAAGAGAAGATATTGTTATCTTTATGTCGGAAACACAATACAAGTGTTACCAAGTTGCTGTACGAAATGTTAATAATTTCTACATTGATTCTTCTGTAAATAAATTAGGTGCTACTAATAGTATGTTACACCCACAAACTAATTATAGAGTTGTAGGGGTACCAGGATTGAATGGTTCTAACCTAATCGTATTAGGAGCACAACAATATTTTCTTGTGGGAACCGACCTAGTTTCAGACGAAGATTCTTACAGAGCGTGGTGGTCGCAGGACTTCCAAGAGGTTGAACACGAGTCAATAGCGTATTGCTAATATTCAAGACCTCTATAAATTGGGTGAATTGCTGGAAAATCCGATGGGACAATCAGCAGCCAAGTTTCCGAAGTGAATTAAAGTAGGAAAAAGGTTCAACGACTAACAGGTGAGTATCACATACAATAATCCTGACACGAGCGCCCGACACCAATAAAAAGGTGATGATATAGTCTGGACACTACGAATAAATGAAGGTAGTGAAATCAAGGATAAAGAGCCTTGGTAGATAAAAACGAAACGAGAATGATGGTTTCATGGAAATTGGGTACGGCTATTGCCTTCCCTGAGTTCTTCGTAACAAACGGATTGGCATAATAACCAATTATGTGGAGGGAATAAATACCCCTCCACTTTTATAAAAATAAACAGAAAAATATAACTATACATATAATGGCTTGTAATTTAACAGCAGGTATTCAGTTAGGATGTAGAGACAACACAGGTGGTCTTGCCACTTTGTGGATCACAGATTATACAAATGTGACTTCTATCACATCTTCAACAGGAGATACCATTACTGCAATATCAGGAACAGGAGTATTTTATGAATTTCAATTGATTAGAACATCATCACAACTAACTGAAACAGTGAATGCTTCGTTAGAAAATGGTACAGTTTTTTATCAAGGAGAAATCGTAACTTACTTCAACAAACTTGGTCAAGACAAGAGAAACATCTTGAAAACCCTTGCTCAATCTCCGAGATTAGCAATTGTGGCGGAAGATAACAATGGACAATATTTCTATTTGGGTCAAACCTATGGTTGTTTCATCAGTGCTGGTACATCAGTAACTGGTAAGGCACTTGGTGATGCGAATGGATACAATATGACCTTCCAATATCTCGAACCAAATCCAATGAATCAACTGTCAGGTTCCTTAGCATCTATTGCTCTGGGTATCACAGTTCAAGGATAATAAATGAATATTCAACATGGGGACAAACTGTCCCCATGTTATATTTAATTGATATGCTGATAATCAAAACCAAACAGAGAAATTCACTTGTTGTAACAGTATCACAAAACTCAACGATACCAAATCCTGAGTGGCTATTCTCTTTTACACACATTTTTTCTAAACAACAAGTTAGATTTATTCCGACTGATATATCTGTTGCCAGAAGCAGATATGATGAGTTTGAATTTATTGAAGGAACTGGTGCTGGTGAGATTGCGTTTCCTTTTGAAGGTCAGTATAACTACGGAATTTTTCAACAACCTGCTGGATCGGGAAACTTGAATCCAACATTATCAGATGGTGCGGTTGAATTTGGTACAGCGGTTGTAATTGTATCATCAGCAAACACCACAAATGATTATTATGTTGAGTTTATTTCAGACAATGAATTTAACTCAAATTACATATTTGCGCCAAATGAGTTGAACCCACCAACTCCAACTGCGAGTGCTACATCAACACAAACTCCAACTCCAACTCAAACACCAACTAATACTAATACTCCATCTAATACTGCTAGTAATACTCCAACTCCAACTCAAACACAGACACAAACTCCAACTAATACTCCAACTCAAACACAGACACAAACTCCAACTAATACTGCTACTCAAACTCAAACCCAAACACAAACCCCAACTACAACAACAACATTAACGGCAACTCCGACTCAAACACAAACACCTACTAATACTGCTACACAAACGCCAACTAATACTGCTACACAAACGCCAACTAATACTGAAACATCTACTCCAACACCTACTCAAACGCCAACTAATACTGCGACTCAAACACAAACACCTACTAATACTGCGACTCAAACTCCAACTAATACTGCTACTCAAACTCCAACTAATACTGCTAGTAATACTCCAACTCCTACTCAAACGCCAACTAATACTCAAACTCCTACACAAACTCAAACTCCAACTAATACCACTACTCAAACTCCAACTAATACTGGAACTCCTACTCCTACTCCAACATTACCAGCAGGTTCTACCGAAGCGATTGCTTACTTGAATAGAGTTGTAACATCAGGAGGAACTGTAAATGCGACCGCATCGGGAGCAACTATAACTTTATTTAATTCATTATTCTCAAATAATCTATGGACTAAAATAAACGCATTCTATCCTATTTTAGGTGGGGTTGCGGCATCTCACTCCATAAATGCGAAATCTTCGGGAGGAACAAACGACCTTGTATTTAATGGAGGTTGGACTCATACCGCATCGGGTATGCAGGGTAATGGAACTAATGGATATGCTAATACATCACTTGTTCCTAGCACAGTATTCGGTACTGGTACTACTCACTTATCTATTTATGTCAATCTTCAAGGAACTGGTGATAGGATTTATGATATGGGATCTAATACTCTTGATAGCGCATTAACACAACAATTAAACATTACTGCTAAAAGATCTTCTGGAACTGGTAATAATACCTTGTTTGACGCTGGTGATTTTGATGGAGGAAATGGTAGAGTATCTACAACATCACAAGCATCTGCTAGTGGTATGACTGTTGGTTCTGTTAGAAGTGCTACTGATAGAACATTATATCGTAATGGAAGTAATATCGCAACACAAACTGCTAACGAACCGATGTCTTATAGTTCAAGATCTCTTTTTATAGGAGCACAACATACTAATTTCGGAGCAGGGTATTACTCAAATAACAGATACGCATTCGCAACCATAGGTTCAGGTTTGACTAATACAGAAATTGTTAATTTATCAAATATAATAAACACATACGAAACTTCATTAGGAAGAAACACATATTAAGATGCTTGTAGGACTTTTAACACTTATAGAAAAAGAAGCCGTGGAGGGTAAATTATACACAACAGATAGTTATTTTAATCCTATACAAGATACTAATGCGAATTGGGTTATAACAACTCAAGAAATAGATTATTGTACTAATGTTGATTATGTATGGGTAAAGGGATTACCTTTAATTGAATTTACTGGTTATTATATTCCATCAGGTTCAACAATAAATCAATGATCCC